CAAGCAATAACCAAGATGTAACCAACCCACAACCTAATGTATATGTAAATGTAAATGATAATGATATTAAAAAGAAAGACACTAACGTGTCTAAAGAAAAAGCGTCCCGCTTTAAACCACCCACAGTAACAGAAGTTGAAAATTACTGCAGGGAAAAGGGATATCGCATTGATTGTGAGCGATTTGTTGACTTTTATCGGTCTAAGGACTGGATGGTCGGCAAAAACAAAATGAAAGACTGGCGTGCCGCAGTGAGAAACTGGGCGAGAGGGAATCAGCTGGAATTGACCGCGAAACCCGCGCAAGGAACAAAATTTAATAATTTTACTGGGCGTGGGTATGACATGTATGACCTAGAAAAACGATTTGTTGAAAAGTAGGAGGAGGTAGAAGATGAATAAAAAAGAGGTATTGGAAATTCGTAAGCAATTCACACCGGAAAATTGCGCGATTACAAGAATTTCCGGTTGTTATGTCAATCACGACAAAGAAAAGAAAATGCAGAAAACGGAGGCTTTTCTGTCACTCCCGGAAGAACAGGCTTTTAAGTACTTTGACATTTTCAGGAAAACATTATCCGGGAACATTGGAAAGAATCTCTTGAACCTTGGATACGCAATAGATGCTGCAAGAAATGGAGATCCTGATGGAGAAGCGCACAGGATGTTAATGGAGCTTCGGAAAATCAAGTTAACCGATAGCGATTTGCTTGATGCTATCTATGACAAAATCATTGAATCATATGACTGTGACGAAAATTACTACATTGTGCTTATTCATGCAGCCTATGACGTGCCCGGAAAGACATCAGATGGAGTGGAGATGGAAGATGCATCGAATGAGGTATACGACTTCATTCTTTGCAGTATCTGTCCGGTAAAACTCTCGAAAGCCGGACTTTCATTTAATGGCGAGAGTGTCGAGGAAAGAACTCGCGATTGGGTGGTCGATATGCCGGACAAAGGTTTTCTGTTCCCAGCTTTTAATGACAGATCAACAGATATACATAGCCTGTTATATTACACAAAAAAGAGTGCAGAAGTACAGGAGTATCTTGTAAGAGATGTGCTTGGTATTGATGTAGTTGCATCAGCAGACGAGCAGAAAGATGTTTTTGCAAGATTTCTGGAAGATACACTTGGCGAAAATCCTGATTTCGATACGGTAAAAGACATCTATGACGGCATCAACGTAGCGATGATTGAACATGAGTATGGTGTGGAACCGTACAAAATAGATAAGAACAGCCTGAGAAAGATTCTGGAAAATTGCGATGCTGTGGAAGGTGATACATTCGATGAAGCTTACAGAGAGAATATAGGTAATATGGAAATCATGGCATCCAATGTTTGTGACGGTAAAAATATTTCAATTCAGCTTGCAGACGGGAAAATGACTATTGCCACAGAGAGTATCGGTGATGTGACAACGACAGAAATTAACGGAAGAAAGTATATTGCTGTTCCGGCAGAATATGTGGAAGTTAACGGGATAATGGCGAAAGTGTAGGTAATGTATATGAATAGTAAACAAGCAGCAAAGATTTTAAAAGAAGAAAAGGCGTGGGAAAGCAGTGAGAGGAAGAGAGAAGCATTTGCTCTTGGGATAGACGCGCTTGAGTCAGTGGAAGCGTTGAAAAATAAATTTATAGATGGAATGGATGTCCACTATGAAGGCGATGATGCGGACGATGAAATTGAGTGTCCGTTCTGTGGCTGCGGAGTTGCAAGAAATGATGATTATAGTGAAACCAAACCGAAGCACTGCCCGGAATGTGGAACAAAATTAATATATTAATTCAAGTTTTGTGAAATGGATATGTAAATTACAGAAAGGCGACGGAGCTCCGGCCAGGCAAAGGTATATATCGGCTCCTTTCGAGAAATGAACATTAACAATTATGAATGTGATGGGCAGATGTCCATAGAAGATTTTCTTGTAAGCAACAATCAGGAAGTAAAACGTCTACTGCATTCAGGAGATGTTGTATTCGAAGCAATCAAAGGTGATGTTGAAAGACATGTAGTAACCGATGAACATTGGTACATAGAACATCTGAAAACATACGGAAATCGTACAAGGGTTCATGGAGCGTATGGTGTGGTGCTGGATTCTAATATTGGCAATAGAGTATTCTTTGAAAAAGAGAAAGCAGAGAAAATTGCAGAAATATATTTGCAGAACCATGAGGTGATACGGGCATCAGAAATCAATCCGATAGAAACGGTTGCGTATAGTTATAAAACAATAACAACTGGGAAAAAGATGATGGCATTTTATAGTGTCCTGGATAACGGGATGGTTTATGTAAAAGGATTTACGACTTTCGAGCATTTGATGTTAAAAGAGCATGCGAAGAAAGAAATTAAGAAATTTATAGAACAGCAGGAATTTAAGTATAGCAATCCCAAAAAGATTGAGTATATACCAAAATTCAAGAATATGTACCGGATAAAAATGAAATATGACTGGGATTATGCAGAAGCCAGGCATAGTTATGCGGTAGGATAATGATACGCGAAAACAATTGAGAATTGCACAGGAGGTGAATTATGGGATGTAGAAATATCTGCCCGTTTGGGCAGGATAAATGTTGCTTAGAGTGCCCCGATCAGGAGGAGTGCCAGATACAATGCGATGATCTGGACGCCTATGAGTTTGTAGAGAATTGTCCAGATTATGCGAAGGAGGATAAAAATGAATAGAAAAGAAATTACACTTTTCCTGTCGCATACACTTGAACGCACCAAACTAAACGTTTTTGGAAAGCATTATGCAAAAGAAGTGAGTATTGACTCGTGGACATCCAAGGCGAAACGCGTGGATTATATGCAGTTTTCACCCGGAGACCAAATGTCCATATCCGGGGTGGAAAAAGGAATATTTACTTGTTACGAAATTAAAAGTTGCAAGGAAGATGTTTATAGCGGGAATGGACTGAATTTCTATGGAGAAAAGAACTATATAGTAACTACGATGGAGTGCTACAAAGACTTACTACCAGATTTACAAAACGGTAAGTTTGATGAACACTTACACCAATGCAACCCGGAATCATCTAAATATTGGGGAATTATGGTAGCTGTCCCGTACATGAAAGAGCCAAAAGATGAATTCAAAAATCCAACGCCGATAGATGATGCAAATGTGATGGGGTGGGAATTAAAGGTAGTAAAGCCTTGTAGAATGGGACTAAGAAAAAGATCTATGACAGAATTACTATTCTGTATGTTAAGGAGTGGAAGATAATGAGAATCATTAGTCAGAACGGATTATTGGATGTGCCTTATGAATTGATTGCAATTTCACCATATTCGAAAAATATGGCAACAATCGTTGGAACTTTTCCAGGGAATAACCTTGGCAAAGGAGATAGAGTTTATATTTTAGCTGAATATTCCACCGAAGAAAAAGCAATCAAAGCTATGGAGATGTGCAGAGAATATTACGATAGTATATTTTTTGAGCCACAATCAGAAATTTTTCAATTCCCGGCGGAAGAGGAGGTCGAATAAATGCGATATACAGAATATCATGCTGGAAAAGCAGTGATTAAAGACAAGAATAAGATGTCAGAAGCTATGGAGAAGCTGGCAAGATATGAAGATGCCGAGGACACGAATGTCCTTAGCAGATGGATTCCGATAAGTGAGAGATTGCCGGAAGAAGAGGAATATATCTTGCTGTCATTCGCAAACTATACTGGTCTGGGTATTGGACGATATGAAAAAGACGGAGAGAATGATAATTTCTATCCGGGAGATGAAGAGGAAGCCTATGCAAGTTATGGATTGATTGTGAATGCCTGGATGCCATTGCCGGAACCGTACAGGGAGGAAGAGTAGATGACGAGAGAGCAATATAAAAAATATGATAAAATCCAGGAAGAGTTGCGACCAGTGAAGTGGTTCTTGAACTGGTGTGGTGACAGGTATAAGGACAAAAGCGTAAGTAAATATAGATTTAGAATCATTACAAAAGCGAAACAGTTCTTTTTGTATAAAGATATTTATTTTGCGAGAGATAAAGAAATTGAGATTCCCAAAGATTTACAAAAGCGAATTGTGGAAGTAATTGAACAATGGGTAGATGAGAAAGAACAGGAATTGAAAAATATATAAGGCGGAATTACAAAACGACGAAGGAGTTGAGGACGATGCTCATTAAATAAATATATAAAATCCTGAAAAAACTTATTGATAATTGCGATAAATTCTACTTGGAGGAAACAGATCCGGACGTGATAGAGGCGAAAGAACTTCTTGGTAGAGTGGAAAAAGCTATGAAAGCAAAAGGAGATGATGCTAATGCACATCAGTAAAGATCAGCGCCTCGATGCCATATCAGGTCGTGACCAGATGGCGGAAAAGCCACCAACGGAAGAAGCGAGCAGACGCTTCCGGACACCGGCATGCTATGAAATCTTAGATTATCTGGCAAGGCAGAAGGCGAAAAGGAATAAGATTGATACAGGGGAGGAGATAGGACGTGGACAAGAATGTTCTGATCCAGTACGTGGAGATGAAGGAAGAAATAAAAGATCTGAGGAGACGGATTCATGAGAACGAGAGAGAACTGACAAAGCTAGAGAATATGATTGTCACGGACTCTGTGACCAGGGGAAAGCGGGGAAAGAAGCCACTTGGAACAGTTAAGATCACGGGCAGACCGACGGCAGCTATTAACATGAAGCAGAGGCTGTTGAAGAAACGGAACGATAGACTGACGGCTTTGGAAGCGGAGCTGTTGGATCTTACAAACCAGGCGGAGGAGTACATAGAGACGATACCGAAGAGCGAGCTGAGGATTATATTTCGGCTGTATTACATCGATGACCTGACCTGGTATCAAGTAGCATTGAAGATGAACCAGAAATTCCCGAAGAGGAGGATTAAGTACACAGAGGATAATTGTCGGATGCGACATAACAGATTTTTAGAAAAATTAGAATAAATGTTCGGCAATGTTCGCTTAAAAAGTGCTAGAGTATAAACTGAACTTAGTGAAAAGACAGTTTTCCACGTTGAGTTCACTTCCTCAAAATACATAAAACCCAGAAGGAACGGCTTGGCAACAGGTCGTTCTTTTGTTGCACAATGTCGTATTTTAAGATATTATGAGGGTAGGTTTTTGTATGTATGGAGGTAGTAAAATGATACAAAAGTATGAAAACTCGATTTGGATAGGGAACAAAGAAACAAAAATAGTATTTCATTTGTGGTATGATAATGGATGGTATCTGCAAGAAGCTGAGCATATTCGATTGTTGGCAAAGAAATATTTAGAAAAATATCCTCAAATACGACTGAATTTAATCTGTGATTATTGTTCTTTAGATTATGGTGATGAAGTGAATGAAACAAATTACTTTTATGATGGAGAAAAAGAATATGATGCAAGAGACGATTGTGCAATGTATTGGGAAAAGGAAAATATGATTGGTTTTAATCATATTTTATGCAGCTCATTAAAATTTGAATGCCTGTACGAATCAAACCTTGATGAAATTTTACGAGTTTCTATGTTGCCTGATATTGAACAAATTAAGACTTGTGAAAAATCAGATTCTATTCGCTCGGTTTTTATTCATGAATTTGGACATGCTATAGAATATCAATTAAGAGTTTATGAAGATCCAAGAGTAATTGAGTTGTACCAGGAAAGTAATGCAGAAAAAGTATTTGAAGATATACATGAATTTATTGCAGAATGTTTTGTGACGAGAGAGTATTTTAAAAACAACAAAATAGTAAATAGAGTAATGGATGTAATATACGATTGTATGAAGAATAATTGTTAACTATTATAAGGCACCCTTCGGGGTGCTTTTCTAATGCGACAAAACAAACGAAGAAGAGAGAGGTGGTGACGTGGCTGATGTAAAAGAGCAGATTAAGAAAGATTACTTGTCTGGTATCCCGCCCAAGAAATTGGCGGAAAAGTATGATACCAGTTTGAATACGATAAAGAGTTGGATTAAGCGGTATGGTTGGTCTGAGATAAAAAAACGGGGTGCACTCTCAAATACGCAGGGTGCACCCTCTGTTGCATCCAGAAAAAGGAAGCAGGGTGGTCAGCCAGGCAACAAGAATGCCGAAGGTAGCGGAGCACCGGAACAAAATAAGAACGCAGAGAAGCACGGATTCTTTTCGAAGTATCTTCCGGAAGAAACATTGTCAATCATTCAGGAGATGCCGAAGAATCCGCTGGATGTTCTGTGGGATCAGATACAGATTGCTTATGCTGCTATTATCCGGGCGCAGAAGATCATGTATGTCCGTGATCAGAATGACAAAACTAAGGAAATGACCTTGGATGGAAGTGAAGCTACCGGATATGATGTACAGCAGGCTTGGGATAAACAGGCGAACTTCTTAGCGGCTCAGGCGAGAGCTCAGAAGACTCTTGAGGGAATGATTAACAGGTATGAGGATCTGCTACATAAGAACTGGGACCTTGCTACGGAAGAACAGAGAGCTAGAATCGAGCAAATTAAGGCTAATACAGACAGGTTAAAATCTGGCGGAAATGATGATGGAGAGGACGGTGTGGTGATTGTCAACGACGCGCCAACAGGTGAAGATATCGGACATTGTGATACCGAAGTATCTGGCGATATTCAACAACAGGAAAGTTAAGCACATCATACTGACTTCTGGACGTGCCGGCACGAAATCCAGTTATGCAGCTATTCGGACAGATTATCAGGTTGTGTCAGATCCGCATGGTTCTGCAGTCGTTCTTCGTAAGCATCATAACAAGCTACGGAAGACTGTGTACAAAGAAATGATTCGAGGAATCAACCGCCTCGGTATTTCCAAGAAAAAATTTGCGATTACAAAGTCTCCAATGGAGATTACGTACAAAAAGTATGGCACTACCATTTATTTTTCCGGTTCAGACGGCATTGACGATACCAAGGGTATTATCGATGAGAATAAACCAATCAAGCTTGTAGTGTTAGATGAGCTGACGGAGTTCTTTGACGATGGCGAAGGCGAGGATGAGCTGAGCAATATCGAAGCGACATTTGTCCGAGGTAACAGTAGCGGATTCCAAATGATTTATTTGTATAATCCTCCGAAGAATCCAAATGCACCAATCAATCAGTGGTGCAAGAAGATGGAGAAACGTGAGGATTGT